GATACAAGTGTTATACCTGCGATACTTCAAGTTGATGAAGTGGACACCGATGGCACAGCAACTTCACTACAGCGACCGCAGGATCAAGGAGTGGCACTTCTTTGGTTTATTGAGTTTACAAGATGTTCTCGAAAAGAGTGCATAAAACTTCACTTTAATTTCACGATTATAATATGTTAGTATTATGATAGCAGAGCAGGCATAAAGGAGAGATGCTTGCTTTTTTGGTGGGTTATGTTTAACACTATTAAGCAATTCTATAGTAGTTCAAAGTGGCAACAGGCAAGGCGGTCTTATCTGTCTTATCGTAAAGGCTTATGCGAGCGATGCCTAAAGAGTGGGTACATTGTTCCTGCTACTGAAGTTCATCACAAGGTAAGGCTATCGAAAGACAACATCAATGATGACAAGATCACAACGAACTTCAACAACCTCGAAGCATTATGCACACAGTGCCACGAAAGAGAACACGAAGGCGATGCCAGAGAACGTTGGAAGAAGCACAAGAACTACAAGGAAAGCACACGAAGATACAAAGTGGATGCAGAGACTGGGAAACCAGTAATCAAACCAGAAGGTTGAATAGATGCGTGGATGTATGGTGGGGAACGCTTCCACACACGCACTTACATAGAAAAGCAACAAGGAGTATATCTCCCCATATTGCGATAGTATGGCTTTAGCGGTACAGACCGTTCCGTGTGACTTTAATTTTACTCACCAAAGGCTTTGAGAGGTGGTGTAATATGCCAAAACTTTCCAAACAAAAAAGAATTGAGCAGGAGTTAGACAAACTAAACAGTCTTTATGCTTCTTTACCAGAAAATAAGTTGAAGTTGCTTGCACCATTGATCCAGAACGCTTCTTTTATGAAGGTAACGCTTGAGGAATTGCAGGAAACCATCAACTCCGAAGGTGCAACCGATGAATACTGCAACGGACAAAACCAGTTTGGCAGAAAACAGAGTGCAAACATACAGGCATACAACAGTTTGATTAAAAACTACAATGCGGTCATAGACAAACTGGAGAAACTGCTACCTGTTGAAACCAAAAAGACCAAATTAGCAACTTTCGATGAATAACTACATATTGCAATACTACCAAGCGATCAATGACGGAAGCATAACCGCAGGTAAATGGATAAAGGCTTGGTACAAACACATTGTTGAAGGACTGGAGAATAAGTCCTTTTTCTATGACCAGAAGAAAGCCAACAGGGTTATAAAGTTCGTTGAAACGTTCTGCCATCATCACAAAGGCAAACTAGCACCGCAGACTATCAAATTGGAACTATGGCAAAAAGCCTTTTTCTCGGTGGTGTTCGGCATCGTTGATAAAAACGGAAACAGACAGTTCACAGAGGTGGTACTGGTAGTCGGCAGAAAGAACGGCAAAACACTTATCGGATCAGCGTGTGCAGAATATATCTGTGCCTTGCCAGATGAACTTGGACAAGAGGTATATTTCATAGCACCGAAACTGGAGCAGGCAAACTTGGCTTATGATGGCTTCCGTCAAATGATAGAGATGGAAAAGGACATCGAGACCATCCAGAAAAAGCGTAGGACAGATACCTACTTTGCAAATAGCAATACAGTGGCTAAACCAATTGCATTTTCAAGTAAGCGAAGCGATGGTTTGTCAATTAGTTTTTGTTTGTGCGATGAGATCGCATCGTGGCAGGGAGATGCAGGTTTGAAGCAATACGAGGTTTTAACCTCATCACTGGGTGCTAGAGAGCAACCACTAATAATGAGCATAACAACGGCAGGTTATGTAGATGAGTCAATATACGATGAACTCATAAAACGGAGCACTGCCGTCTTAAACGGAGATAGCCGTGAGAAAAAATTGGCTCCGTTTCTTTACACAATAGATGATATTTCCAAGTGGAACGATATCAACGAAATACAAAAGGCGATGCCAAACCTCAACGTATCGGTCAGCGTTGACTTTATGCTAGAGGAAATTGCCAAAGCGGAAGGATCACTTTCAAAACGCATTGAGTTCATCACGAAATATGGGTGCATTAAGCAAAATAGCAGTCTCGCTTGGCTTCCTGCCCACGAGATAGAAAAGTGCAGTGGACAACCGCTCAACCTAGAGGACTTCAAAAAGCACTATTGCGTATTGGGCATAGACCTTTCACGCACTACCGACTTAACATCAGCAACCTGCGTAATTGAGAAGGATGGAGAACTGTATGTGTTCAACCATTTCTGGTTGCCTGCTGAAAAGATCGAGGAAGCATCCGTGCGTGATAGTCTGCCTTATAAGATTTACATTGAGCGTGGTTTTCTGTCGCCATCTGGAGACAATGTAGTGGACTACAAGGACTGTTTTAATTGGTGTAAGGAATTGGTCGAGAAGTACAAACTTTATCCTGTACAGGTCGGCTATGACCGCTACAACGCACAGTATTTAACGAACGACTTAAAGGCTTACGGCTTCCATTGTGATGATGTGGTGCAGGGTTTCAACCTCTCTCCGATCATACGAGAAGTCGAAGGATATATAGCAGATGGAAAACTCCACATTGGAGACAACGACTTAATGAAGGTGCATTTTTTGGACACAGCACTCAAGTTCAGTGCTGAAAAGGAAAGGTGCAAAATCGTTAAACTAAACAACAAAGCACACATAGATGGTGTCGCATCACTCTTATGTGCTATGACTGTCCGCCAGAAGTGGTGGAACGAATATGGAAAAAGACTAACAAACGAAAGGAGATAACAATGGGACTGAAAGAGTGGCTATTTGGAGAGGATGAGCCGAAAAAGGTGCAACAGTCACACGACTTCCAGTTGCTGACATCATACAGACCTGTTCATACTGACTGGTATGGTAGCGTGTATGAAAACGCACTGGTACGTAGTGCCATTGAAGCAACGGCTCGTCACATTTCAAAACTGAAAGTCGAAGTGCAGGGATCAGCACAGCAGAAACTCAAAAACAGGATAAAACACTATCCAAACGCTTGGATGACTTGGTCGCAGTTTCTAGCCAGATGTTCAACAATTCTGGACTGCACAAACAACCTGTTCATCGTTCCTGTTAGGGATGAAAAGACATTTGAGACCATCGGCTTTTTCCCAGTCCTGCCAGAGCGTGTGTCTTTGGTAGAGGACAAACAGGGCAAGCTGTGGCTGAAATATCGGTTTGCTAATAACCAGTATGGAGCAGTTGAGTTTGATAAATGTGCCTATATGGTCAAGCATCAATATAAAAACGACTTTTTCGGAGAAGATAACAAGGCACTCAAACCGACAATGGACTTAATCGCTGTGCAGGAAAGTTCAATAAAGAACGCAGTAGAAAACAGCAACAACTACCGCTTTATTGCACAGGTAAGCAACTTCACTGATCCAGAGGACTTGAAGGAAGAACGCAAACGTTTCACAGAGTACAACTTAAAAGGCGAGGACACCGATGGTGTTCTTTTATTTCCTAACACCTACAACGATGTAAAGGAAGTCAGCAATAAATACTACACAGTTGACACCGAGCAGATGAAGTTCATCAAGGACAACGTGTACGACTACTTTGGAACAAACGAAAACATCCTGCAGGGGAAAGCCAATAGTGAGGAACTGGATGCCTTTTTTAACTTACGTATTGAGCCGTTTGCAATAGCGTTCTCGGAAGCGATGAGCAGAGCGATTTTCACGGATGAGGAGAGATCATACGGAAACCACGTATATGTCAACGCAAACCGCCTGCAGTATATGAGCGTAAGCGAAAAAGTAAATATGGCTCAACAGTTAGGCGACAGAGGTATCCTCACGATCAATGAAATAAGGGAACTGTTCAACTACACACCGCTCGAAGATGGCGATGTCGCAGTTATTAGAGGTGAATACTACACACTCGATGAAAAGTTAGGAACAACGGAAGGAGCAAACAATGAGCAAGATACAGAAACTCAATGACCTTGTGCAGACAGGTGCGAGACAGTACAGAGACCTCGTACTTGAAGTCAAGGAACAGACAGAAGAAAACAACGATATGGTGGTCGAAGGGTACGCATCAACCTACAACGAGCCGTACTATATGTTCCGCACAAAAGGAAAAGACGGCTACACCATCGAAGTAAGAGAAGAAGTAAGCGACCACGCATTTGATAACACAGATATGTCCGATGTTATCCTGCAGTACAACCACGAGGGCAGAGTATTTGCAAGGATGAGCAACGGAACTTTAACACTGGACAAACAGGATCCGAAAGGACTGTTTATAAGAGCCGATCTAGGTGGTACTGAAATCGGCAGACAGTTGTTCGAGGAAATCAAAGGCGGATACACAAACAAGATGAGTTTTGGCTTTACTATCGACAAAGTGAGCGAAATGCGACAGTTAGAGCCAGACAACGATGCAGATGAAGTATGGGTGTACACCATCGAAAGCATCCGCAAGTTATACGATGTATCAGCCGTTTCCTTACCGCAGAACGATTTCACATCCATAAGTGCAAGGGCACTCGCTGACGGAGAGATCAACGAGATGGTAGCGGAGAGACTACACGAACACGAGGACAAAATCGCAAGGCAGAAGAAGATAGAAGAACTCGAAAAACTGTTAGAAAGCGAGGACTAATGGAAATCAAGGAAATGGACTTGGAGCAGGTCGAAACTCGCTTGGCAGAAGTCAAGGATATGCTCCACGAGGATGGTGCTGACCTCGAAGCACTGGAAACTGAAATCCGTTCATTAAAGGACAGAAGACAGGAAATCCACGCTGAAATTGAAGCACGCAAAGCGGAAGTCAAAGAGGTTATGGAAACCGCTAAAGAAGTCCGCACATTTGAAGAAGAAAGGACACACGAAAAAATGGATATTAAAGAATTAAGAAACAGCAAGGAATATATTGATGCCTATGCTGAATACATCAAGGGCGATGATAAGGCTGTACGTTCACTGCTTACAACCAATGCAGTAGGAGGCACAGTCGCAGTACCAGAGTTGGTCTACGATATTGTAAAGACCGCTTGGGATAGAAACGAAATCTTAAACAGAGTTAAAAAGACCTTTTTAAAGGGTAACCTCAAAATTGGGTTTGAAAGATCTTCAGAAATTGCGGTTTTCCACACTGAAGGTGCAAATGCTCCAGATGAAGAAGCCTTAGTATTAGGTATTGTCTCACTTGTTCCTCAGTCAGTTAAAAAGTGGATTGACACACCAATTTTTGCATAAATTGTAGTCCACGTTAAACGCACTGAATTGTCTGGAAAACCCTAAAGCCTTAACACCAAAACGGAGTGATGAAACAAGCACAAACGGCAAAGGTTTGAAAAGTTAAGGATGCAACAATGGGCGATCAGCAACCAAGCCTCGAAAAGAGGAAGGCTCAACGACTATCTCGCAAGAGAGTAGGAACAAGCGTTCCGAAGTGGTGCGTACCGCATAAGCGGTAATGATATAGTCTGCTCTTATGTGAAAGCATAAGACCGTAAGGTAACTAGGAAATAGCGAGCCTAGTTTAACAAAATGTACAATATCCGATGAAGTTTACGACATGCGTGGTGAAGACTTCCTGCGTTATGTCTATGATGAACTGACATACCAGATTGCAAATGCTATTGGTCTTGCTATGGTAGATGCAATCATCAATTCACCTGCCACATCATCAGCAACTGCACCTGCAGTTCCGCAGATTACAAAGGCGGTCGCAGTTGACACTATCGCTACAGCCATTTCACAGTTAAGCGATGAAGCCACAAACCCTGTTATCATTATGAACAAGGCAACTTGGGCAAACTTCAAGGCTGTTCAGTATGCTAACGGCTATGGAGTTGATGTATTTGAAGGTTTACCAGTTCTGTTCTCTGTTGCTTTAAATGCTTACGACACTGCAACAGCAGGTGATGAATACCTCATCGTTGGAGACCTCGAAAATGGTGCTATGGCTAACTTCCCGAACGGACAGGACATCACATTGAAGTTCGATGATCTGTCACTGGCTGAAAAAGATCTTATCAAGATCGTAGGTCGTGAGTATGTAGGTCTCGGTGTTGTAGCACCTTACCACTTCGTAGTAGTTAAAAAGCCTGCATAAACAACTAAACATACAGGGCATAGGTCAACAAAGGCTTGTGCCCTTCTTACTGAAAGGATGTGGAAATATGGATGAAACAACCATCCTTGATAAAGTCAAAATGAGCCTGCGTATTACTACCGATGACTTTGACGATGAAGTCCAAGACCTCATAGATGCCTGCAAGCAGGACTTGGCAACCGCAGGTGTAGTCGTACCAGAAACCAACGATACACTTATCCTGCAGGCTATCAAGACATACTGCAGAGCACACTTCGGCATCCCAGAGAACTACGACAAGTTAAAGGCTTCCTATGATGAACAGAAAGCACAGCTGTCGATGAGAACAGGATATACAGTGTGGGCAAATGGATAGAAGCACAGTCATTTATTTAATATCGGTAACGCAGACCAAAAACGAGTATGGAGTATGGGAAAAAACGACAAAACAACGCAAGGTATATGTGGAAGTTACAAGCGTTTCACAGAGTGAGTGGTTTGAAGGTGGAAGGGCAGGGTTAAACCCACAGTTCCGCTTCCGTATGTTCTGCTATGACTACAATGGCGAAACAATGCTGAAATACAACGGCAAGGTTTATGCAGTTTATAGAACATACCTCGACCGCAAGGAAGTAATAGACCTATACACAGAGGAGAAAAAGGGAGCAGATGAAAATTGATCTTTCAAAGGCGATGGATAAACTGCTCACGGAATACGGCACAGAGATCACGGAAGAACTGGCAGATGCAGTGCAGGATGTCGGAAAAGATACTGTATCGTATTTGAAATCAACATCGCCAAGAGGAACAGGCAAAAGGCATTATGCAAGCGGATGGACAGCAGAGGTAGAGAAAACGTGGCACGGCACTTCGCTCATTGTGTACAACAAGACCAAGCCACAACTCACGCACCTGCTTAATGATGGACACCACTATGTCTCACGATCTGGAGAACGACTGTTTGATGTAGCAGGCGACCAACATATCGACCACGCAGAAACCTATGCCAATGACCTGCTAATTGCGAAAGTGGAAGGAGCACTGAAAAGATGACAAGAACAGAGTTTGTAAATATAGTCGAGAGTTTCGACCTTCCGTATTGTTATTATCAGTTCCCAAACGAATACGCACCCACGCTTCCCTTTGTGGTTTATTACTATCCAGAACGCAACGATGTGATGGCAGATGACCGAAACTATGTACCTGTTGAACGTGTTGTCATTGAACTATACACAGAAACCAGAGACTTTGAACTCGAAGATGATGTAGAAGCACGCATCCCATTTCCATACGATAAGACAGTAGAATACATTACTACCGAAAGGGAGTACAAAATAACTTATGAAAGCGAGGTCATAATTGATGGCTAATAAAATCACATACGGCATCAAGAACTGCTATTATGCACCTGTCACAGAGACATTAAACGCACAGACAGGCACTTGGTCTGTCACATACGGCACTCCAGTCGCTATGTTAGGTGCTAGATCAATATCACTGACCGCACAGAACGAGAACGTAGAGTTTTCAGCCGATAACAACCCAAAATACTTTGTCCAGAACTTATTCAACGGATATGAGGGCAACTTAACAATGGCTATTATCGGTGACGACTTCCGTATGGCTTGTTTAGGCGAAGTGCAGGATACCAACGATCTGGTAGGGCAGACCATTGATGACAAGCCGAAACCATTTGCTCTTATGTTCCAGTTTGAAGGCGATGAAAACGAAGTCCGTCACGTTCTGTATAGATGTATTGCAGGGCAGACAGACATTTCAAGCAACACCAGAGAAACCACTATTGAGCCAAACGAGGAAAGCATCACGCTGACCTGTGGTGGAGCAGTAGATACTGGATATGTTAAGTGGAAATGCACAAAGGCAAACACCACGCAGTATAATGCTTGGTTTAGTTCAGTTTACGTACCAACTATCTAGGGAGAGGGTTTTATACTTTCTCCCTTTATTTCAGCAAGGAGAGGAAAATGGAGAGAACAGTAAAGGTAGGCACACTTGAAGTGCCAATGAAAGCAACAGCAAACACACCGAGACTTTACAGGGATATGTTCGGTAAAGACCTCATTGTCGAGATGCAGAGCCTATTTAACCACATAGGCAAAAATGGGGAACTACAGGGCGACTTTGACTTCGGTGTGATAGAGAGACTGGGATATGTAATGGCTTACCAGAGCGACCGAGAACTCGGCACAATGGATGAGTGGTTAGACCAGTTCGGTATGGATGATGTTTATAGTGCTATGTCCGAGATTGTGAAGTTATGGGCAGACAGCAAGAACGGAACATCAACTCCAAAAAAAAACACAGAGAAGTAGATCGAGAATATAACACCGCATTATATCTTTTACGATGCACGCAACTCGGTCTGCACTATGAGGATATGGAACACCTAACCTATGGTATGGTGCAGGATATGTTCATAGAAAGTGACAATGACACAGTAGAGTACAGCATTAAAGCAACACAGACAGACTTTGATGCGTTTTGATAGAAAGGAGACACAATGGCAAAAACCAAAATAAGAGGTATAACCATCGAACTCGGTGCAGATACTACACAACTAACTGATGCCTTTAAGAAGGTCAGCAAGGAACTAGGCAGTGTAGATAAGGCACTCAAGGATGTAAACAAACTGCTCAAACTTGATCCATCCAACGTGGAACTTTTAAGCCAGAAGCAGAAGTATTTGGAAGATGCCATCGCACTTTCCACACAGAAACTAGAAGAAGAACAAAAAATGCTCGATGCCCTGCCGTCAAGTGCAACAGGGGAACTCACAGATGAACAACTGGCACTGTCGAGAGAGATAGAAGCAACCAAGATACAACTTGAAGGCTACAAGTCCGAACTTGATGGTACAGCATCAGCCACACAGCAGGCAGAAAAAGCCACGCAGGACTATGGCGAACAGCAGGAAAAGACCACAGACAAACTGGCAAAAGCAGGGCAGATAATCACAGGCTTACAGAGTGCCTTTGGCATACTTGGGCAAGCGTTAAACACTGTCAAAAAGATATACGATGAGTTTATAGGCGACACAGTGAAGATGGCAGATGACTTGATGGTACAGTCACAGGTCACTGGTCTGTCAACGGATGCTCTGCAGGAATACGCATATATGGCAGAGTTGGTCGATACCGATGTCAGCACTATAACTGGATCATTGACAAAGATGGTCAAGAGTATGGACAGTGCCAAGAGCGGAACAGGAGCAACAGCCGAAGCATACCAGAAGTTAGGAGTAGCCGTCACGAACGCAGATGGAAGCCTACGAGACCAGAACGATGTTTTTGCAGAGGTTATATCCGCTTTAGGCAATATGACCAACGAGACCGAGCGTGATGCACTGTCAATGCAGATTTTCGGCAAGTCAGCCAGAGAGCTAAACCCACTTATCGAAGCAGGAGCGGACAACATCGAGGAGTTTAGACAGCAGGCTCACGAGATGGGTTATGTTCTGGATGAAGAAACGCTCGGAGCGTTAGGCAACGTAGATGACAATATGCAACACTTAAAGAACGCATTTGAAACCGCCAAGAGACAGATAGCGACAGGACTGCTTCCGATAGTCCTTGATATTACAAATGCCTTCGTAGAGTGGGCACAGAGCGTGGACTGGGTAGCCGTAGGCGAAACCATTAAAAAGGTTATGGGAGTAATCAGCAAGGCTATCGAGAAGTTAAAACCAGTCTTTGAAACTTTAGGCAACATCATTATGTGGGTAATAGATAAACTCGATGCTTTATTCTCACACAAGTTTGAACTGCCAAAAATCAAACTGCCTCATTTTAAGTTCACAGGATCATTAAACCCATTAAACTGGTTGAGCGAAGGTCTGCCGAAAATCAGCATCGACTGGTACAAAAAAGGTATGGAAGGTATGGTACTTGATAGACCAACTATCTTCGGTATGAACAGAAACGGACAACTGATGGCAGGCGGAGAAGCAGGCAGAGAGATCATCATAGGTGAGGACAAATTAAAGTCAATGATGGGCGGTACAACTATCAACATCGTAATAAATGAAGCAAACAACCCAGAAGCAACAGCAAATGCCGTGGCAACACGTATGCAGGTAGCACTGGCAAGTGAAGGGAGAGTGTGGCAGTAATGGCTAATTATTTTGAGTTTAATTATCACAAGTCCTCGGAATACGGCTTAATTGTCAATGGTGTAAACATCTTCAATGCTCCAAACCGCATAGTTGATAAAATCAGCATACCTTACAGAAATGGAGACCTGCTAATTGATACAGGTGTCTATAGCAACATCATTGTGTCCTATACAGTCAGTCTGCTTGATCCATCAAGGGTTAGAGATATAGCAAAATGGCTTTTACGAGATAAAGGCTATCAAAGGCTTGAGGACACCTATACACCTACAGAGTTCCGTATGGCTTCTTATTACAGCGACATAAACTACCAAATGACAATGCTTTACCGCTACGGACAGGCAACTATATCGTTTGACTGCAAACCGCAAAGATACTTGAAGAGCGGAGAAACAAGCATTGAGTTCACAGAGGATGGGTATATCAGCAACGACACTGGCTTTGACAGTCAGCCACTTATAACGATATATGGCGATGGCACACTTGGACTTGAAGGGCAGACCATAACAACAACCAATAACACAAACAACTGGATAACCATAGACTGCGAAACTATGCAGTGTTACAGGTATAACGATAGTATGTCTCAAAACGTGACTATCAATACCGCAAATCGTTTCCCTGTCATCTGGGATGGTGGTGCTGAAATCACGCTAGAAGGCATCACTAAAGCAGACATAACACCGAGGTGGTGGCGGTTATGATCCCACGTTTATATGAAGCAGGAGCAACCGACTTTACAAACCTCGGCATAACAACTTTAACCGACTGTATTTCCTGCGAGGTCACGGAAGAACGCAACGGCATCTTTGAGTTGGAGATGGTAGTGGCAACAACGACACCATACTACACACAACTGCAGGAAGGGTGTATCATACTTGCCAAACCTAACCACACACAGACACCGCAGGCATTTGAGATTTACGAAGTCACAAGACCGATAAATCAAAGGGTGACAGTTAGGGCAAACCACATATCATACAGGCAGTCTTTTGTGCCAGTTAAACCTTTTTCAGCAACAGGCATTACAGCCACGCTACAGGGTTTATTATCAAACGCACAGGAGACATCGCCCTTCACGTTTTCGACCGACATAACCAACGAAACAAGCACCTACAACCAATTAGCACCTGCATCGTTAAGAAGCAGACTAGGTGGAGTGCAGGGATCACTTTTGGATGTGTTCGGTGGGGAATATGTCTGGGATAACTTCAACACACAACTGCTTCTGCATAGAGGAGCGGACAATGGTGTGCAGTTAAGACTGGGCAAGAACATCGTAGAACTTGAGCAGACAGTCAACCTTGAAAGAGTTGTCACAGGTGCTTTACCTTTCTGGCAGAACGAGGATGGCAGTGTCGTTTTCTATGGCGATATTCAATACAGTTCAAACGTGGGCGACTACGCTATACACAGGACTGTCGTACTTGATTTGTCGGATGAATACGAAACCGCACCAACGCAGGCAGAACTGGAAAATGATGCAAGGCTATACTTGGCACAGGCTTCACTGGGAACACCTGCAAATAATATCAAGGTGTCTTTCGTTGATCTGGCAGACACTACCGAGTATATGAACAGCCCGCTTGAACGTGTAAACCTCTGCGACACAGTCGAGGTCATCTGCCCAGAGTTAAACATCGACTATAAAGCCAAAGCAATAAAGGTCGTTTTTGATGTACTGGCAGAGCGGACACTTGAGGTTGAAATAGGGGAAGCCAAAAGCACTATAACGCAAACCATCAATGACCTTGTGGGCGATGTATCCGAAGTAGTACAGCAGGGCAAAAAAACATACTCTATCACACAGCAGATAGACCGAGAACTTGGGCAGATCATAAACACTGTCGGCTCGGT